CGAATGTGGTTGAAGATACTTCTCCAGAGTTAGGCGGAAATTTAGAAAGTAATAATTTTGATATTATTATGGAACAGTATTCTGCCGATGCTGTAGACGCAGAACTGTTCTTTGATAAATCTAGAAATGCTTCTATTGGTTCACACACTGTTGTTCAATCAGGAGATGATTTAGGTCGAATAGTATTCCGTGGTTCAGATGGTACGAATTTTGAAGAAGCTGCCGCCATAATGGCGGAAGTTGACGGAACTCCTGGCAACAACGATATGCCGGGGCGGTTGTCGTTCTGGACAACGCCGGACACCAGCGCCACGCTTGCTGAGGCAGTAAGGATAGACCAGGCGGGGCGGGTGAATATTGCTGCTGGAACGCCACCAAATACGATCTTCGATGCGGTCCCCAGCTTGGGGATCAACCACATCAATGCCTCGATCGCCATTCATCATTGGCAGAACGATACCAACCACTCAATTGTAACCCTTGCCAAGTCCCGCAGCGGTACGATTGGCTCACATACCGTTGTGCAGGACGATGATCCGGTGGGGGCGTTTTACTTCGGCGGGTCGGATGGGGATCAGTTTCTCTCTGCCGCCATGTTGCGGGCGGAGATCGATGGAACCCCAGGCAATGGCGATATGCCGGGGCGGATTATTCTGGGGACGACCGCAGACGGCGCGACGTTCCCATCTAACCACCTGACCATTCTCAGCACTGGCCGTACGATTTCGAGTTCCGGTCAGGTTGCCCATGCGTGGGTTTATTGGACCGCGAACAGCACCACGATCCTCGCCAGCCATAACGTCAGCAGCATTGATGACGATGCCGTCGGGGATGCCGGAGTGAACCTGACTACGGCATTTAGTAGCAATAACTATTCAGCGCATGTGCAGACCAACGACACGACCAACGGTTGGGACGCGGAAGAGGTGCAGTCAAGCGGCATCAATGTTCACACGTCGGCAACGATTGATGTGCTTTGTTCGACAATCACGGAGGGCACTACAGCAGCTACCAGCTTGACTGACCCGGATCAGTGGCAGGTTGTGGCATTTGGAGTATCAGCATAATGGACTTATCACCTGATGTTGTAACGGTTGCAATTACTCGCCCTGATGGCGGCATGACCATCAAGCGGATTATTGTCACGGAATACCGTGAGCCTAACAATAAAGAGATTGCCGCGGGCAAGACTGGGCGGCAAGTAGCCATCCGTCGCGAGCCCACATCCGAATTCATCGAGGCAGAAATTGCCAAGCGAGAGGCGTTACACGGCTCAACGTGGCGTATCGTGCCGAACGACTACTGCGATGAGGCTACTGATCGCACCTATCGCAATGCCTGGGTTGATGCACCGGGCCGCAACAAGCCTGACCATGACATGCCGAAGGCGCGCGAAATACAGCGGGTATTCTTGCGCAAGCAGCGGTTGGCCGAGTTCTGTCGGTTGGATAACGATTATCGAATTGCTGACGAAGCGGGAGATGTAGAAACTAAAACTAGAGTTGGAGCATTAAGACAAAAGTTTAGAGATGTTACAGAAGACCCTCGTATTGAAGAAGCTAAAACTGTTGAAGAACTTAAACAACTTACTTTGAAAGAACTTGTTCCAGAAACAGTTGGAGAAAGCTTTATGAATGCAAAAATGCGAGTAAGTCCTTCAATTGAATCACAACAAAGGAATTGACAAAGTGACTGAAGAATTTATTGTTCCTAAATCTACATTAGAAACTGTAGTTAATTATTTAGCAAACCAACCTTGGAAAGAAGCACAACCTCTAATTAATATGCTTCAACAAGTTAAACCTTATACAGAAGAAAAGAAAGAAGATTAATGGCAGTCCTTTTTATTGAAGAATTTACAGAACAGGGATTCATTGGCGGTGGCCCAACCACTATGGGTAAGCAACCATCGATAGCAGTTCAAACAGTAGCTATCGGCGGTACTAGTGAACAATCAGATGCTTTTGACACAGCTACTAGAGTAGTTAGATTACATACGGATGCAATCTGTTCTTATAGATTTGGGGCAGATCCCACTGCTTCTGCAACTACACCAAGAATGGCCGCGGGGCAGACAGAGTATTTCTCTGTTCAACCAGGACATAAAGTAGCAGTCATAACTAATACATAATCATGTTTTTACCTCCTGGTGTAAATGATATTTCTTCTTGGATGGATTGGTTACAAATTGTAGCTGACCCAGATAACTACAAGAAGAAAATACAGGAATTGGTGGAAATATCTACTACTTCTCAGAAGAATTTCGAAGAGAGTAAACAAGCTCTTATTGAGTTAGAAAGAAAAACAAGAAACTTTAAGAAAGAAGAAGAAGAATTTAGAAATTGGTCTGATAAAGAGAGAAAGAAAACTCAAGATATTTTAGATGATCTTTATGTAAGAGTTGCGAATGTTTCTAAAAGAGAAGAAGAACATTTGGCAAAAGCAAAAGAACTTGAGGATAACTATATTCGAAAGACTCAAGAACTTAATTCACGGGAAGGTTCAATAGCTGTGAAAGAAAGAGAGATTGACATTAAGTTGGAGAATATCAACTCACTTAAGTCAGAACTAGAAAGCAAAGTCACCAGACTTCGTTCAATTAAAGATTTAATAGAATGATTAGCTGGGAACTTACCTTAGGCAATCTATTAACAATTCTTACTATGGGGGTCGTATGTATTACGTTTGTTATGGCTATTAAAGGTAGATTAGATTTATTGAATCAAAGTTTAAATATAATTGATAGACGGCTTACAGCTGTTGAAAATGCTGTGTCTTTAATTGGTCAAGCAACTATTCAACTTGCAAAACAAGAAGTTAGATTAGATGTTTTAACTAAAGAGATTGAGAATCTTAAACAAGTGTCATCTAAGTGAATAAAAAACTTTCTGATGAGAGACTTCAACATAAGATTGCTGCAGAAGCAAGTTTAGAGTCTTTCATAAATCTTGTACATCCTAAAAGACTGCTTGGAAATATCCACCGGCAGGTAATTGGTTGGTGGACCAAGCAAGAAGCAAACTCTCATCAGCTCCTCCTTCTTCCACGGGATCATATGAAGTCTGCTTTAGTGGCTTATCGAGTAATCTGGGAATTAACCAAGGACCCTTCTCTTCGTGTCCTATATATTTCTAGCACATCTAATCTTGCTACCAAACAACTTAAGTTCATGAAAGATATTCTTACTTCAGATACTTACAGATTATTCTGGCCTGATATGGTAAACAAGGATGAAGTTAAGAGAGAGAAATGGACTGAAAGAGAAATATCTGTAGATCATCCAAAGAGGAAAGATGAATCGATTCGAGACCCTTCTATTTTCACAGCAGGTCTTACTAGTAATATTGTCGGGCTTCATTGCGATATTGCCGTTATGGATGATGTTGTGGTGGAAGCTAACGCATATACAGAAGAAGGACGAGAAAAAGTAAAAGATCAATATTCTCTTCTATCTTCTATTGAAACAGTAAATGCAAGAGAATGGGTAGTAGGTACTAGATACCACCCCAAAGATCTATATGCTGATTTAAGAGAAATGGAGATTGAACAATATGATGAATATGGGAATGTGGAATCAGCCATTCCTCTGTTCGAAGTGTTTGAAGAACAGGTGGAATCAATTGGTGATGGAACTGGAGAGTTCCTCTGGCCAAGACAACAAAGAAGTGATGGAAAGTGGTTCGGATTTGACAGAGAAATCCTGGCTCGTAAGAAGTCCCAATACCTTAACAAAATACACTTTAGGGCCCAGTATTATAACGATCCACACGATGTCGACTCTTCCCCAATCAACAGAGACCTATTCCAATACTACGACCAACAACACCTCGTCTGCAGAGACGGAAAATGGTTCTTCAGAGGAGACAAACTTAACATCTTTGCAGCAGTTGACTTCGCCTATTCCACCACCAAAAGAGGAGACTCCTCAGCCATCGTCGTGGTCGGGTTGGATGGAAAAGGTAACTACTATGTCTTGGAAATAGATCGCTTTAAGACAGATAAGATATCAGAATACTTTAACAGAATATTAAAGCTTTATCAAAAATGGGGCTTCAGAAAACTAAGGGCAGAAGTAACATCCGCACAAACCGTCATAGTAAAAGACTTAAAAGAGAACTACATTCGCCCCTATGGGCTGTCTCTAGCAGTAGAAGAATATCGTCCCTCTCAAAGGGAAGGTTCCAAAGAAGAACGCATCTTAGCGGCTCTAGAACCTAAATATGCTAATCATCAGATGTGGCATTATCATGGAGGCAATTGTCAAGCTCTGGAAGAAGAGTTAATCTTTGCCAATCCAGCGCATGATGATATTAAAGATGCTCTGGCTTCAGCAGTAGATTTTGCTGTAGCCCCACTAGATCTATTTAAATTAAAGAAGGATAATACCAGTGCTTTTCAATATCATTCTCGCTGGGGCGGTGTTGCTTAGCACAGCAGCATTTGGCTTTTCCGGCGAACCTCCAAAAAGATACGACTACCCCTATAGAGGACAGTTATCTTTATATCATGTTTCTCCTAATATCATAGGTAAATATTGCGATGGTGCTTATAATGTTTGGGCTTGTGCTAGAGTAGACAGTCCAACTAAATGTACGGTATACATAAGCACCT